CATTAACGGTAAGCAATACGCCGTTAGTGCCCTTGGTGGTACTCAGACGAGTGTTGACGTGAATAGCGTTAGTAAGCCGTTCACGGTGGCATTCTTCCGGCCTCCGATCTTGAGAACGTTACCGCAGGCAAACCCTGTAACGGGAGTTATCAAGAACGTGCCCCTGAACGTGTATAAACTTATTACACGCAAAGGTGCAGCCCCTGCTTCGAACCAGAGCATTATGGTGCCTAAAATCACCACGATCATCGAGGTTCCTGCCGGGGTCGATACTTATGAACCGGAAGAAATTCGTGCGCTTATCAGCTGCCACTTCGGTGTTGGCTGGGAGCAAGCGAGTGGTATTTCGGTCACGGTGTTGACAGGTGTTCTATGACCTGGGCTCGGGTGTCTTCTTTTGGCATCGCCATTGCAGTCGCGTTGATCATCATCGCGAATGCTCCGGCAGTGCTGACGGACACACTTCAAACTGCTATTGCTCAGATTCGTGTGAACGCCGCTACCACGCAACCCCTCAACGTTGTGGTTACCCCATCGGAAACGACTGGGGAGGCCCCAACGTTGGTGAAGAAGGCTAAGTAACGCCTTCCGGGACTAAGCGTGGTTGTTCTTGGTTAAACCGTTATAATCATCGGGAGTTATCCTGTGAGTAAAAGTAACGTTTACCGTGGCGAATTACGTCTCACGACGTTCTTCAACACACTGTTAGAAGAGCTTCTTGACAAGGGACCCCAAAGCGCCGGGGTCTCTCGTCAGGTACAACGTGCACGGAAACGTGCACGCTTCCTTAGAGAAGATCTTCGAGAGAAAGCAGTTGCTGATTTTCTGGCAACGAATGAGGCGGTTCGTCAGTTGCAATTGACTAACCCACCGTCGCTCGCTCTCGATCGAAGGATTATAGAAAACGCTCGTTATTTCATGCTTAATGTTTTAGAGCGTTTCACTACTTCCTTTGTTGAGTTGGCCATACAGCAGCCACTCGAGATGTCATACCTGTGGTCGAATTGGCGTTTTGGTCCGGGAGCCAGTAATGGCGTCCGCGGGACTCATACCGCTGATAAGATTTGGCAGGATATGACTTGTACCGCTCTGTGTGAACCCTTGGTTCGTAAACTGCGTAATATGTCCCCTTACTTTGTGACCAGAGATGGTCAAACCAAAGTTTCGGGCACTAAGCAGATTGAGGGTTCGCGACTAACAACAGTGCCCAAAAACGAGGACACTGAACGCACAATTGCAATAGAGCCTTCTGGTAATATGTGTCTGCAGCTTGCTGCAGGCATGTACCTGGAAGGAGCTCTACGGCATATCGGGCTGGACATTCGCAACCAACAGCAAAAGAATATTGCTATGGCCAAACGCGGATCTGAGAAAGGGGATATTGCTACCCTCGATCTTAAATCTGCAAGCGATATGATCAGCATCGATCTTGTGCGCGCCCTTGTACCTGGTGTGTGGTTTGATCTGTTAATGAAGCTCAGATCGCCCACAATTACAATTCCTAGCGATGGTAAAGCTGGGAGCTCAGGTACACAAGTAGAGCTTCATATGATAAGCACCATGGGGAACGGTTTTACGTTTCCCTTGATGACATTCATAATTGTGGCTCTAATCTACGGTTACCGTTGTACAAAGGGTGGTCCTAATCTCTTTATTGATTGGACTAACACTTGCGTGTTTGGGGATGACATTATTATCCCCACCTCTGAGTACACTGGTTTCGTAGATGTCTTGACAAAGGCGGGACTTATCGTAAATCATGATAAGTCTTTTAGTGAAGGTGCCTTTCGCGAGTCTTGCGGCGGTGATTTCCTAAACGGGGTTGATATAACTCCTTTCTATGTGAAATCACTCAACGCAGAACAAGACGTCTATGTTGTTATTAACCAGGTGCTTGCGTGGTCATGCAGAGAGAAGATTTTCCTGCATAAAACGCTTGCACTGCTTCGGTCATTCATAGACGGTAGGCCGCACCTCGTACCAGAGTGGATGAATCCTGATCAAGGGATTCGTACATCCTGGTGTCCGAAGAGATACTCCTATCTGTCGCTATGTAAGGAGATGGTTCGGCTGCCTTGTGCAGCTACACACTTCTCTGTACCTCTGGCTATTGGTGGGTATGTCTCTCCGGTTGGCGACGAACTATTCTATTTGCCTCGAAGCAATAAACCGCCTAGAGTCAAAGTTCGTCGGTCCAGGTTACCTAACGGTTTCCTGGACGGTTGGGATCCTAGTTGTAGGTCTCAACCAGACGCTATTTTCGTGGCCGGAATAACGGCCATTCACTTCAGCGTCTAGTAGCAAGGGGGATATGCTTGTGCATAATT